GAGCGCGCTATTGAGCGCATATATATTATGGACGATGTGCAAGGTACCTTCCACACGGGCAGTTATCTTTGCTCCTACCCAGGACCAGTTATTCATTATGGAGGACATCTGGAAGGCTCTGAAGCGTTGCGATTACCTGATGCAGGAATATGTCCAACCCAGTGCTCCCATAGGCAAGAGAGGGACATACGGCAGGGAGTACATAAGGTTCGCAAAGAATGAATCAGAGGTGGTTGCTTCGAATCTGGCACAAAGTCAGAAAGCGGATAGCAAACGTGGTAATAAAGGCAGTCTTTTTATTGTTGACGAGATTGAGCTTGTAACTAAGGAAGTTCGGACAACCGTTATCGATGATATGATGGCGGATGCCTATTCGAAGAAGAAGATGATAATGGTGGGGACTCCAAAAGTCGTCGCAAATCCAGAGCTTGAGCTTGAATGGAAGTCATATATTGATGATCCAAGTTATGGTACTCACCATATAAACATATGGGAAGCCATAGAGCAGGGTTGTATCACGAGTCAATATGCGAGGAACCGTTTTAAGCGCCTGCATATACCCTGTCAGTGGGTACTGAAGAAGGGAATATGCGGATTACACAGCTATGGCCCAGAGGCCGAGATAGATGGTTGGAAGTGCGATAAGTGCTGTATGCTGAACGAGGACTTTGTGGCGGAAAATATGGGACAGTTCCCGAAATCCGCTGGAAAATTCTTCCCCACATTGTTCATTGAGGCCTGTGGAGTTGGAGATTGGGCTTTCAAAATGAAGCCGGAGCCAGGACGCAAGTATGTAATGGGGATTGACTACGGTCTTTTAATGAATCCGACCCAAATAACGGTCTTTGAGATAGAATCTGACGTTGCACGACTGGTATATTGGGAAGAAATAGCACCTACACCTCCTGATTCGGGTACGAGGGACTATGATCCCATTATATTGCGCATAAAGCGGGTATATCAGGCATTTAAGGGCCAGATTACGAGTGTGTTTCCAGATGCCACTGCCGTGGGCATCCAAATTACCGCTCAGCTGTGCAAAGGCAACAACATTATACCTCGCGCACGCATATACAGCAATGAGACGGCTCAGAAAAAAGAAGTACTCGGTGTGTGGATGAGCGGCCCCTATAAGCACGAGATTATGCAGAATTACAGGCAGATTATAATGGACGGTCGACTGAAGGTCCCGACCTGTGAGCCCTTTTGGACTAAATTCCGCTTGGAGCACGATGGAGTGGTGGTACAGAAAGTACAGGGCACATCCAACTATTTGAAGTTCAAGGAGCCTGCCGGTGGAAAAATCGACCTTCTGGATTCGATGGGGCTTGCAATGATAGCACTTTCAAAGGAATATGGCAGCCCATACCTGGGGATGAAGCTTTGGGGGGTAAGATAATGGGTAATCTGGAGAATGACTGTATTACTATACTGGATTGGTGCTTCAAGAACCCTGGGAAGTACCAGAGCTATAGAACATTCGAGAAAGAGCTCAATATCCCGATTGGAACGCTACATCGAATTATAAAGGGATTTAAATACTTTGGAGATGCGCATTGGGCCTTAGAGTTCTATGCGCACAAGTATGGATTTACAGTACAGTATGTGGGCAGGGAAGGCGAAATTTTATTCGTAGATAAGCGAAGACCGTGGCTAGAGCAACCAGTATTGACCTACTTTGATAAGGAGGAAGAATAGATGACAGAATCTAACGTTCCAAATATAAATAATGGTAGGCCTTGGCCTTTGTCTTCTTTTGTGGAGTAAGTTATGGCAGAAGAAAAAACGAACCCTTTTTTTGGCGGATGGTTCTCGGATAGAAGTAGTGTATTCACTGCAGATGAGGACTTTGATGTCTATCAGACTAAGACCAAGGACTATCGAAACAAGGAAGAACCAAAGTTCTATAATGACCGACTTGTAGAATATGAGGAGAATGAATGGTATTCATTCCTTGTTGACTATCTAGTAGGCGAGTTATTTACGGATTACGACTTTGTTGGAGATGGGGCAGAGCAAGTAAAGGATTTTTTTAACAACGTAGACCCGCTCGCTTACGACGAAGTAGAAATGATGGGTCTTAACGTAGTGAGGGAAGGAACGGGAGCTCTGAAGAAGTTTTGGGTAGATGGCGAACTTCGTCAAATTAAGGCGATGAATGGCCGACTTATCCGTCTGCAAGGGCTAGAGAGCCCTACTAAGGCCAGAGGCGACAAATCGCTCTCAAAGATGCAGGGATGGGCGGCGGAATCGGGCTATACTAGTAGGGGAACCGGAGGGGCTGTAAATGAGTCCGAAGATATCCGCTGGCTGCAGGTATCAGTTACATCTGACCCCAAATTCCTTATCAATATGGCCGAATGGCGAATTGATAACGCAGATGACTACAGAAATGAAATGATTGCTTTATGTAGAATCAGGCGAGACCCAAGAAGCCCTTACGGGCTTGGTTTCGGTAAATCCTGTTTCCATATCATAAAAGCAATGAAAATGGTTGATAGAGATATTCTAGCTGCGGTCAAGCACAGCGCTGCCAACCTGAAGGTAATCCTGGCCGACTTGAGTGGTCTGGATTCGGATGCGGAGAAGGAGGCCGCTCTGGAGAACCTTTCAAAGGTATATGATAAGATAGCCACGGCTACTACAGGGGTAGTGGCTATGGACGACCACCACCAGGTCGGATATATGGGTGCCCTGGGTGCAGGGAGCCGGGATAGCCGACTTCTGGAGGTAATGAAGCACCTGGAGCCCGTTATCTCTTCGCTTCTGATGAACTTCTTGTTCTCAATTGGCATAATTGAGCAGAGCGGAGCTAACAAATCCATTATATCCAGGCAGGAAGTCCGAGCTGAGAGACAGATTGCTCGGTACCAGCGGGCGGTAGCCCGATTTTTTGAGACACAAATTTTTCCTGATATCAGTGATTCTGAGTGTCGGCTTGTATTTAAAAAGTTTTATGATCCAGAAGTTTGGATCAAGATGTTTGAAAAGAATCTCGTTTCTAGAGAGAGGCTTCTCGAAGAATTTTCCATTATAGACAGTGGAAATACTTATTCGGAGGACCTGGGAATTTCAATGACTTCATTTGGTAGACCACCAGGTGGGGGTGGAAGTCCCGACTCCAAGGCAGATACAAGCAATGATGACTCCTCGGACCTGAGGAGCAGAGAAGAGGAGCAATAATGCCCAAAGTAGGAAAAAAAACATTTCCGTATACAAAGGCAGGTAAGCGATTAGCTACTGCCGAGAAAAAAAAGAAAAAGAAGAGAGGTAAATACTAATGGCAAGTACACTAACAGCAGCCACTATGACTGTTACTATAACAGAAGCTATCAGTTTGAATGGTACAGACCAAGGAGCGACTAATACACTTTCAATCGCAAGTATAGCGCAGTTATCCAAGAGAACAATTCAATGTACAGCTTCACAGACAACTACCGTTGCATCATTCGCGGCATCGGTCCATACATCAGTGCACGCATTCGATGTTGACGATGTAGCATATATCAGAATAACAAATCTTGATGATACTAATGCGCTTGAACTTGCAGTAGTTGGAACAGCGACTTTATACCAAGTAGAATTAGCAGCAGGTGAAAGTCACATTTTAGGAAATCCAGACTTATTGATGTTAGCTGAAGCTGACACTAGCCCCAGTTTTGGGACTATGGCAGACCTAGCTAGCTTACAAGTCAATCCTGGTGGTAATGAAATAGACGTAGAAGTATTCATAGCATCAACGTAGATAAATATTTAGATAGGTAATTTATGCCAAAATATCTGCAGTTCATAGATGGTGGCGACGACGCTGCGACTTATCCAGTCGACAGACTGCTTGCTATGACCTGTGCCGCCAATGCGACTCTGCTACTTCAATTTCAGAGTTCGATTGGTGGAAGCACTGGCACGGAGCACGATACGGTGACCCTGACCATAACTGCCGATAAGGAGATGGTTGTTATGCAATCCATATGCGACGCTATAAATGATGTAGATAATTATGTCGTTGTGGCTGATGATGTCAAATCAATATATGTGGATTCTAATATAACTGCCTGTGCGATTGCACTAGATACTTAATGGAGAAATAAATGACGGATGACGTGACCAAGTGTATTTTGTCCTACGGCGGCGGCGTGAACAGTACGGCGCTGTTGCTGGAGTGGCTACGGCGCGGCAATGAACTGGACGCACTTATCTTTGCAGACCCCGGTTCCGAGATGCCGGAAACCTATGAATTTATTGAGAGGTCCATCAAGCCATTTTGCAAAGAACGTAACATTCCTTTTGAAACGGTAAGACTCCGTGCCGGCAATAGAAACCCTAATTGGGATGAAGGTGAGGTAATCCCGATTTATGAGGGGTATGCACGGAATCGGGGGGTTCCAGCGATACGAATGCGAACTTGCAGCATTAAATGGAAGGGTAGTTTGATAGATAAAATGATAGCCGAGAAGTATAAAGGCGCACACCATCTTATTGGGATTGATTATAGTGAGAAGCACCGGGCCAAGATTTTCATTGACCCGGAAACGGGTAAGGAGGAATATGTCTATCCAGATAAGTCTTATCCATTGGTTGATTGGGAGTGGACGCGCGATGATTGCATACAGGCGATAGAAGAGTATGGTTGGGAGGTGCCAGTAAAATCTGGTTGTTATTTCTGTCCATTCCAGAGTCGGGATTCGTGGAAAGCATTATACGAGAACCATCCTGCGCTTTATATTAAGGCTGAATTACTTGAGAGTAATAATAACAGTTTCCCAGATTATGGGTTGATGCAATCGAATCCAAAGCGACTGGACTGGTATCGAAAGGCGATGGAGACACAGACAACGCTGGACAGCTATACCGATTCCGAGGAGGCAGCGAATATCCCCTGTATGTGTTACGATGGCTAATTTGATGGATTATTTGAACAAATGGACAAAATGAATAAAGAAATTGCAAAAAATTAATATAAAGTTTAATAATAGTAAGGTTAAAATTGAAGTGTAGTTTAATTATAGTAAGGTTCTAG